CGCTGGGATGTCGCGACCAGCGACCCCATCCAGAAGATCGAGGACGCCATCGAGTCCTGCTTCGTGCGCCCCAACACCATGGTGATCGGCGCGCAGGTTTGGATAAAGCTCCGCAACCACCCGAAGGTGCTCCAGTACATCCTGTCGCGCTCCGCGACCACGATGGGCGATGTGCCGCTCCGCGTGAACGAGCAACTCTTCGCGGAGGCGTTTGGCCTCGACAACGTGGTCATCGGTCGCGCCAAGTACAACTCGGCGCACGAAGGCGCGTCGGCGTCAAGCGACTACCTCTGGAACAAGAGCACGGCGCTCATCCGCGTCGAGCGGACCCCGTCGCCCCGCGCGACCCGCACGTTCGGCTACACCTTCCGCTTCGGCACGATGGAGACGACCGAGATCGTCGACAGCCTTCGTGGCGTCCGCGGCGGCGTGTTCATCAAGACCAGCCACAGCGACTCCGAGTTCGTCATCGGCGGCGCGACCACCGGATTCTTGTACACGACCTGCGTGTCCTGATGAGCAACAAGCGCCGAGCACAGCCAGTGGCGGCGCTTGTCGTCGCGCCCGCGCCAGAGGTCGAGACACCTCTGGCGCAGGTGCGCTACTTCGCTCGCGTGACCATCCATGCGGGCGTGGGCGTTATTTACGAGCCGGGGCAAGAGATCCCCGAGCGCGTGGCACTAGACGGCTTCGTCCAGGGCAGGGAGTACGACTGTGGCTGAACAGACTACGATCGCGACCTCCACCGACCTGACGGCGCGGCTGTCTACCGCCATGTACGCGAGGCTGTTCGCGAAGAACGGCGGCGCAACCCCCGACACGACGTTCCGCGACCTGTGCATTGCAGAGGCCAACAGCCTCTTCCGCACGATGACGCGCGTGGCCTTCCCGTCGGGCATTTACACGACGACCGACACCCTCGACCCGGCGATGATCGGGTGCGTGGTGGACCTCGCGTGCGAGATCGCCGCGCGGCGTCACGGGGTCTGGGATGAGTCGGGCGCATTCGCCGAGCAGGGCAAGCGCGCTCGCGAGCTCATCAAGCAACTCAACCGCGATGCCGACGCTCGCGCCGCGGGCTCGACCAACGCACCGCCCAACCCTCGAGCAAGGGTCAACAACGCGACCGCAGCCGACGGGCAAGAGACTGCCGTCTGGAGCCGTCTCGCCGACTACAAAGTGACGGGCATGTTCTGATGCTGGGCCTCACCGCCAGCATCGACGCGATGCGCTCCGCGGTCGTGCGCTCGCTCCCCCCGGCGCTTGCCGCGGGCGGTCGCCTGGTCGCGTGGTACGCGCGCGCCAACCATCCCTACGTCAACCGCACGTACAGGTTGCAGCGCAACACCGAGTATCAGTTCACCGCTGGCAGCTTCGAGGGCGGCTACAAGATCCGCGTTGATGGCGGCATGCATTACGGGTCGTATGTGGACCTTGGCACCTCGATCAATCACCGCACGGGCCGACCCAACAGGCCGTACCCGTACCTGATGGACCAGACGCGCATGGGAAGCCCGCGCCCGTCGCCCCCGTGGGTCGCGGAGGGTGATACGGTCGCCCGCATCGTGGAGGCGTCGATGATTGGCGCGATTGAGAACCTATGAGCGCCACGCTCGCGAGCATCGACACTGCCCTCCTGTCCGCTCTGGGGGCGTGCGTAGCGGCCCCGCAGACCGCGCTCGCACCATTCGCCGTCGCGACTCGCTACGCGGGTCCGCTGACCCGTGAGGGGCTGTCGCGTGTGTGCGGGTCGCAGTACCCCGCGGCGCTGCTCCGCTTCGATGGCGAGGTGCCGACGCGCATCGTCAACACCCTCATGGCGGGCATCGAGGACCGCGGCGTCGCGACGTGGTCGATCATCGTGGTGAGCGAGGAGCCTCGCGAGATCGACGATGCGATCAACGCGAGCGCGGTCGGCGCACCGGGCATCCTTCAGCTACTCGACGTGGCGATGAGCGTGACTAACGGGCTGCTGGTCGCAGGGCTCTACAACGAGCGGCCGGCGCGGGTCACATCGACCGCCGTCGAGCTCGTCGAGGCGGGCGTGGTGTACGCGTACACCGCTCGCATCGAGGCCATGCGCGACCTCCCGCTAGCAGCCAACGCAGACCCCGGCGCTGGCCTCCCGCCGCTCACCCCGATCATCGGCGATGTCAATCTGGTCGGCACCGGGTACACCTCCAATCCTCTCGTCGCATTCGAGTCGGAGCCACTTCCATGACGCTACTCATTCAGGCCGTAGAGGGCCGTCTATTCTCGCTGGTGGACGCTCGCGGTGTCGCAGTCCGCGGGCGCTTTGCGGCGCGCGACCGGAGCGGCGTGGCGATGCCCAGCGGAGAGTTAGTCCGCGACCACTCACACTACCGCCGCGCCATCCTGCGCGGTGACATCACGCTCGTCGCCGAGCAGGAGCACTCATGAGCATCAGCATCCCCGGACTTAGCGCGTCCACCAAGACGCCAGCGGTTTACCTCAACGTGATTTTGGGAGGCCCAGGCACAAGCGCCGGGGCCGCGCCGGAGTCGATCCTCCTCATCGGCAACGTGCTGGAGAGCGCCATCTCGATCAACCCCGGCGCGCCCACGATCAACGTGGCGGCGGGCTTTATGGCGCTCGCCACCCCGACGTTCTGCGCGTCGGTCGGCGATGCGCTGACCCTGTGCGGACAAGGGTCGGAACTCCACCGCATGGCGCGCGCGGTCTTCGCGCAGTACCCCGCGGCCAACCTTTACCTCGCGGCCAACGCCGTGAGCGTGGGCGCAACCGCGGCGGCAGACCTGACGTTCGCGACGACCGCGACCGCGGCCTTTACGGTGCGCTTGCTCCTCTGCGATCAGGCCATCGAGGTCGCTGTCAGCGTGGGCGACACGCCTACCGTCATCGCGACCGCCGTCGCCACCGCCGTCAACGACGCCGCGGATCTGCCGTACTACGCGCAGTTCGTTGCGGGTGTGGTCACTTTTACCGCCAAGATGGCGGGTACTCGCGGCAACTCCCTCATCGTCGATGCGTACTTTGTTCTCGGCACCGTGAGCAGCCGCATCACCGGGTCATCGACCCCCTCCCCCGGCACGACCACGGGCCAGTGGACCTCCGTCGGCGCGCTGATCGGGACGGAGTTCCCGCTGACCAACGGCGGCACCGCGGACAGCATCGCCACCGTCATCACGGCCATCGCCTCGCAGCGATACAACCGCATCGTGGTGTCGTCCAACGACGGCACAAACCTGACCGCGTTGGTCACGCACCTCGACGCGCTCGCGGGCGTCACGGTCGGCCTTCGGCAGCAGGGCATTGCGGCCACGATCGACTCGCTGGGGAACGCCACGACGCTGGCCACGGGCCGCAACGCCTCGCGCCTCCAGATCGGCTTCCATCACGCGTCCAAGGTGCCGGGGCCAGAGGTCGCGGCGGGGCTCGCGGCGGCGCGGCTCGCAGGTGATGGCAGCGTCGGCGGGTCGCTGGTCGGCGAGAGCGCGGACCCTGCGGCCAACCTTGACGGATGCCAGCTTGCCACCATTCTCGCGCAGTACGCGGCCCTCGATCAGCCGACCGCGACTGAGGTCGAGAGCGCGCTCAACAACGGCTTGGCGGTCTTGGTCCCCTCGACCGCGCGCCCCGGCTTCTGCGCTCTCGCGCGGTCGATCACCTCGCGCTCGCAAGCCAACAACGTCCCAAACTTCGCGGTCATTGACACGGAGTTTGTGACGGCGTGCGACTACGTCGCCGACGACCTCCAGGGCTACCTCGCGACGACTTACGCGGGCTTCAAGCTCGGTGCGGACAGCGCCAACGGCAACCCGCCGCTGTCGCCTCGCGTGACCACGCCGTCGCTGGTGCGCGCGGTCATCCTCGACCGCCTCGCGGCCTACGAGGCGCGGAGCATCCTGCGCGACGTGTCGGCCAACATCTCGCTCCTGGTGGTCGAGGCCGACCTGGTCGTGTCCGGTCGGCTCAACTGTGAGATCCCCTGCGAGCCCGTGTCTGGGCTCCACATCATCGCTGGCAACGTCCGGCAGATCGCGAGCCTCTGATCATGGCAACCATCTACTCAGGACCGGGCTTCGTCACCGTCAACGCCGTGCCGGTGCTCCAGTCGTCGTCCATCGACTTCGACGTGGACACGCAAAACAAGGACGTCCAGACGCTTCTTCTCGGCACCGCTGGCTTCAGCGTCGGCCCGCAGAAGGTCATGGTGCGCGTCGAGAACGCGGTGCCGCAGAGCGGCATGGAGTTCGATTGGATCGGCATCGCGCTCGCGCAGAGCGTGATCACTCTCGGCTTTAAGATCGCCGGGAAGATGTACCAGTGCACGGGCGACATCCGTACCGCCAAGGTCGGCACCAAGGTCGCCGACGCCAACAGCGTGTCGTGGGAGTTCCACGGTAAGATCACCTCGATCGCGTGACGTGCTACGGTCGGGCGCGATGAGCGCCCTTGACCAGCACCGCATCGGATCGCCCCTCGCCAAGCTCCTTGCGGGGCGGGCTCGCCCCCACAAGACATTCAGCATCGAGATCGCACGCGCCGACGGGCGCGTGGCGCTCCCCCTCGCCATGCGGTCACTGACCGCAGAGGACGCCGCGCGCGCACACGCCGACGCGGTCAAGTGGTTGATCAGCACGGGCGGCTGGCAGCGCGAAGACCTCATCGGCGATGCGGGTGACGCCATCCTCAACCTGGAGGTCATGGTGCAGACCCTGACGCGCGCGCTGGTGGACCCGGAGAAGCCTGACGTGGCGTTTGCCGCAGAGGCCGCAGAGGTGCGGCGGTTCTTCGAGGTCGATGAGATCCGTGCGGTCTGGGATGAGTACGCGACATGGTCGCAGGAGCGGTCGCCGTTCCGCTCGCTCAAGACCCTCGCGGAAGTCAAGGAGGTAGCTGATGCGCTGGGAAAAGGGCTGGCCTCGATGACCAGCTTGCCGCGCTACGAGTACGCTACGCTTCGGCTCATTATCACTGCACTGGTCGGCCAGCGTGCGACATGGACGATGGAGAACTCCTCGGTTATCTCGCAGCCGATCGACTCGCCCGCGGACTACTCCGCGAGCTCGACCCCGACGATGACCGTCGGTGAGGTGGAGTAGTGCCTCGCGCCGTACTTGAGATCACCGCGGACACGTCGGGCATCGCCGCCGCCTTCGGCGCGATCCGCACGATGGCGCAACAGACGGAGCGCGAGGTCAAGGGCTCGATGCAGCGCGCTGCGACCGGGTCGGCCAACGCGTACCGCACCTCCGCGCGACAGCAAGCAGCGGACGGCGATCAGGCGTCGGCACGTAGCGTTGCCGCGGCCAATCGGAGCGTCCAGGGGTTCATCCGAGCGGAGGACCAGAAGCGCCGTGCCGCGCGCCTCACCGCCCAGACGCAGCAGCGGGTCGAGCAGGAGGCGACGGCGCACGCACGCGTGGAGTCGGCCAAGCGCGGCCTGACCGCAGAGCAAGAGTCACGCGTCAAGCAGACCGCCGCGGAGCGTCTCACGCGGGTCTACGAGACGGAAGAAAAGCGC